ATCCACAGCGTCAGCAGTTATGGGACGGAGAGACTGAATAGTGATATTCTCTGCACATGCCATTAAAAGCGAGAACACTTGGATGGTCTGTTCTTTGAATACTGCTTTAGCACGTGTATCGTTTCCCGTCCCACTTCTTGCGTTCGGCCTGATTTTGAGTGAAAAATATAGGTCAGGATAAGTATTTGCGGTGGCTCTGAGAGCCTCCGCTAGAGGTGTGAGATATGATTGGTATGCGTTTTCACGGACACGGTCGTTTGAAAATATATCACCCATGTAGGTCTTGATAAACGCCATCATTTCGTTAAAAGACTGTATAACCTCTGCCTTACCGAAAATGGTATTCACATAGGGTGAGAGGTTCTCTTGTCTCAATTGGCTGGCACCTATATTCACTGTGATGGAGCCGTCAGCGGCTACAGGGTTCGCTTGTCCGAGAACGTTCTCCACTTGACGAATAGCGTCGGTCTTTGCTTGGAGAACACCCTGTAGTTTAAGGGTGTATACCTGTAGTTTAAATGAGGACCCAATGTCTTTAGCGGACGGCGGTGCTTGTGTGTCGGCGTAGCGTGCAACCTGACGCTTCTCGTTCTCAAACACCTTCTCCTGCTGGTTGCGGTTGTAGTTGCGGACGTCGTTCATCTCTCGCTGCCGTACCATATCGGGAACTTTCTTGGCCGTCAAACCAAGTAGTTTTTTAAGTCGGTCTTTCTGGTTAGGCATTTTGTAGTTTATGAATTATACATAGATAATAATAATTCATAATAACGCTAAATCATTTATTTTTTATATGTTGCACTCGCACGGGACAGCGCGTCTTTATACGAGCACCCATGTTGCTTTGCGTACGCTTTCACGTGAGCGATCCACCCACCAGCGGGAGCGGAGCGTTTAGCACCGCCGACGGGTCGCTCAGTATCCATACCGAACCCAGAGAGGGAGCACCCCTTCATCTGGGGTTTAAGAAGGAGATGCTGGGCGGGGGCTTTTTTGCGTCGGCCGAACGCCTGCATGGGACGAGACCCACCCGTTCCGCCGTTCGCCTTGCCTGCGGTGTCCGCCATCTGCCCGTAAGAATATCGGGCAGGACTAGGGTCGGAGTAATCTACTGCCCCGCCCCCAGATAATCCTCCCCCACTTTCCCCCAGTCCGAGAAGAGGCAGGAAGGGCAGTGCCTGTTTAGCGATGTCCAGTGTGCCTGTGAATCCCTTCTTAAAACCATCGGCGAAATCGCTGAAGAAGTCACCACCAGAAAGACCGAGACCCTGCATCAAAGCACCGCCCGACATTCCACGGCCTCTCATTTGATTGCTGAGTTCCTGATGCAGTTTAGCGTCGGCCAGAGCCTTCATAAACAGCATCTTCTTCTCCTGCTTGCTGACCCTGCTAGGGTGGCGTCCACCGAGAAACGCCATAGCGAGGGGTTCGCTGATGCCCTCTTCTTCCGCGCCGTAGTCGGCCCCGCCCGACATTCCCAGACCCATCATAGAGGCGAGTTGGCCGAGACTCGGTTGGGCACTTCCTGCCAAATTAGAATCTTCTAAACCGAGCAATTCGGGCATGTCGTATTGGCCAGCGCCACGCCCCTTGAGTTCGGAGATTTTCATCGCAAGGCGTTCATTCTCCCGAGACTGCTTGCTCTGCCTCTTCCTTCCGCCGTGGGTGATTGTAAGTTTGCCCTCACCGCTAAAAATGTCGCCCATTGCGTCCGCCATATTCATGTCCTGTTCGTGTGTCATACCGCCAGAATAACCCTTACCCTTAACCTTATCGTAGATCTTCATACCTGTCTCTATATGAGGGGCAATGGAGGCGACGGTGTCGCCGATCTTCTTGAAGAACCCTAATACATCATCAAAGAACCCTCTACCCACCATACCCTTGTTCTTTTTGAGTGCACGGACGATGGCGATGAAGCGACGTGCCTCCTTAGACCCTTTTCTTACATTTTTACCGAGACCGAGCAGAGGCAGGAAGGGAGCGACAGACTGAAGTGTGCTGCCGAGGTCGCTGAAGAAGTCACCTCCGTTTAGAGTGAGATTATCTGGGTCACCGTTGCGACCCAATCCTAGGAGTGGCAGGAACGGTGCGATGGTCTGTGCGAAGTTGCCGAGGTCACCGATGAAGTCACCACCAGACATTCCCAGCCCGAGAAGAGGCAGGAAGGGAGCAACCTGCTGTGCGATGTTGCCGAGGTCACCGAGGAAGTCACCACCAGACATGCCGTTGCCGATGAATCCGTCCTTCGCTTGTTCTGCCTGAATCTGGTGAGGATTATCAGAGAAGTTGGAGCCCTTCATGCGGAGATCACTGCCGACAACATTCAGGCTAGGCATCCTGTAGTTCTGGGCACGGGCACGGGCACTTGCTCCACCGACGGCGTGGACGATGGAGTGGGGTTGCTGAATCCCTGGGATATATGGGGAACCAGATGGGTTAATCATATCGGCGAGTTCGGCGCCACGACGGACACCGCCGTGCATATCACCGCCTGACAAACCGTAGCCCTTTTTGGGGTTGATTAAACCAGCGATCTTGCTGCCCGTCTCAATAATCTTGCCGAACTTCTCGGCCTTGTCGTGCACCCAGTTAAGGGCGTCGTCAAAATCTTCTTTGATTCCGTCTCCCTCCAGAGTGGCGACACCCTTGCCGTAGTGAGCGAAGTCCATATCCTTCAGGTCATGAGCGGTGATTTTGCGACGGGGTGCCTTGCGACGGCCACCGTGCAGAGCGTCGTCTTCGTGTGCCTCGTACTTGTCGTTTGCTATTTGCGCGTAATCAAACAGGCGTTGCTGGTGAGCGAGACTCCTGTTAAAATCGTTGTCGTATGAGGTCATTCGCAAATGGTTGTTTATAATATAATAGTATAAAATAATTATACGATTAAATCGGTTATTGCTAAAATTAGTTGTTCTTAATCCTATTGGAGATGCTTCTTCATCCGACCACCGCCAGAGAGACCGCCTCCCGACTGGCCGCCACCAGAGGTGCCACCGCCCGAGTAGCCACCGCCAGACTGACCACCACCAGACTGACCACCGCCAGACTGACCCGATCCCATCTTGTCAGGCAGGCCGACGAGTGATTTGAAGGAGTCCTCCAAATTTCCACCGACAAGACGCTTGACATCGCTAGATTTGTAGCCAGGCATGGATGATGCAGAAAGCACGTCACTTCGCGACAGAATCGCCGTGTAAGTTTGTGATGTACCACGTTCTAGAACAAATACACCTGTGTTCATGGTAATGAGGACCAACTCGCAGTTGTCGGCATAAGCAGTTGCGGAGTAGTTTTCAATTTCTACCGAGAACTGCAACTGGAATTGACCGATGGAACCTGGGGCAAAGACATCATCCAACTCTATGTGCTTACCCATAGATAATGCGAGAATTGACCCGCACGTGGGGATTTCAGCGAGGGGCTGGTTGGCGACACGCTTCACGGCCGAACCGCTAAACTCCGCCCACGTCTGGTTGGAGCCAGACTCCACGGACATGCGCCACAAATCCCAACGAGTGGCAGAAGTGAGGAGACCTGCCTTGTTGTTGAAGTTGACACGGAGACGCTTAATGGGGAAGAAGCAGTCGGCGTCGGCGGCGGTCTGGCTGGCGAGACGTTTGCGGACGAAGATGAGAATCTTGTCGGGGATCTGGTTGAGAGAGATGGAGTTGCTCTCAATCGTGGGGAACTGGCCTGGGACGAGACTGTATGCAGCGCCGTCATTGTTGGTAGTGGCAGCGGGGATGGTTCCAGAGACGTTAGTCAAATATCTGGGATATTCAGCATACGGCACCACATTGCGGGCTGGGACAAGGTCGGAGGGCTGACGGGTGTAGTACTGGATGAGCAGTTGGGTGTCGGTAAAAGCCTCGCCAGCCGACAGGGTGTTTCCAAGAGTGACGGTCAGGGCTGCAGTAGAAGAGCGGAACAACCTGTTGGTTGAACCGATGTTGAACACGAGATTCATAACCTGAATTCCGTAGAAACCCTGATTATTACTTTGAGGGTCGCACCAGATAAGGGGTGACAACATAAGAGGCTCAATCACTTCCACGGTGATCTGAACGGATTTAGCATCACCTGCAATACCCACAGAGTTTCCCGCAATCTCCGACAACCTAAAGGCGCCACGGGGCTGGTAAGAGGGGTCCATAGCAACGTTGCTCCAAGATCCGTTAGGGTTGTTGTTGGCGAGTTCAGCGTCGGCGTAGTTCCAATACTGGTCGTAGGCGACGGGGGCGGAGGTGTTGTAGCGATACATCTCACGGGCATCACCGAATCGCATAAGGGCGAACATGACGTCACGCTGGTTCTGAGTGACGGTGTTGTTATTCACGGTCATCTGGATAGTGTTGCACAGGGACTGAAAGGGGAAGGGGCCGAGAGCGGAGTCGCCACCGATGTCCACGAGACGGGTCTTTCCAACAGCGATGGCACCTGCGACGGTGAATGAGATCTTGGTCTTAATCATTACACGACGAGACAACACCGTGGCCTCGCTAGGCGTTTGTATGTTGAAGGTGATGCTGGAGTTGCTCTTGGAGATGGCATTATTGACGGAGGGGGTGATGTTCTGGGCTCCCTTAACAACGGCGTATTTGACGGAGTCGGTAGTAGCGAGGACGTCGTCCAAAACCTTGACCTTGGAGAAATCGGAGGATGACATATTATACGGTTTATAATATAGCATAATAAAAAAAAATTGGTCCTAAATCCTAATTTGCCATAAAGGGCACAATGTTGTTGTACGCCTTCTTTCTAAACATAACCTTGAGCGTTGCACCGCAACCGTTCTGGAGATAAAAATCGTGGAGTTGGCCGAATATGTCTTTCCAGACAACGGAGATCTGGATGGAGGTTAGAGGGGCGTTGGACTGGAGATCCAGAAGTCGGTATTCGGCGGTGGGTTCGTAAATAACATTCGGCAGGTATTCATCGCCTCTCGTGAGATTTACTTCTAAATCTGTGACAGTATTTATAATATTGTTGTTGTCCTGATTGATGACGCCTAAGTTGCTACCGCTAAACAATTGAGGGATGCCGAGCAACGATGGGAGAACGGGGAGCAACGATGTCGTGAAAATGATGCTGGTGATCGGCGTCATAGTTGGCCCTGTGCTAAATGCTTGCCCCATTGCGAGGGCGTTCCATGGCGGGTATATGACGGGGGCAGTCGCGGCAGGGACGATGTTTGTCTGCGAAGATATTCCTATATTGGCTCTGTCATAGACTCGGAGGAGGAAGGATTGGGGTGGGGCGTATCCCTGAAAAGCATATTCAAAACTGCTAAACAATATGTGGAGGGGGGCATTAAACCAGCAGTTCTGAAAGGCGGGGGAGATGGCGGTAGTGAAGGGGTTCCAAAACTGCCCCTGATTTGCGATGGCTAGAGGTGCCCAATAGACCGCCCTATTTGTCTCGTCGTCCCATGATAAATAAGGGGGCTCATCCAAGGGTGGGGGAATCGTGCCACCGAATGCTGCGTTCACTAGTGCCACTACATCCGCCCACGCCTTGCTTAGAGCATCATTAATCATTTGAATAAACTGGTTGATATTTTGAACCCAGTAGTAGTTAGTAGTAGTGTTTCTAGTTGTGAGTGGGGTAGTAGGCGGCGCGAAATCTCCGCCTGCGATGTTTGCGGTTGAAGCCGAACTATGGGGGATGTAGACCACATTGCGAGTAACGAATATACCTGCAGCGATGGCGGGGGTTGCAGACCCTATATCTTGGTAGCCTAGGGTGACTTCATACACTGTCTGATTAGGGAAGTCTGGATCGGCTGGAAGTTGTTCTAAATCTATCTGGGGGATAAAGGCTGGCAGGGCTCCAGCGGTGTCTAAACTAAACCGAACAATAGACATAAAATAGTCGTTGGGGTTGTCAAGGATTGAAGAAGAGCGTACCTGAGTAAAGGCGAGACGATTGGGTGGGACGCCAGTATCAGCAAGAGCCTGATTAGCGAGTTCCAAATCATAATAGATGTGGGTTGGTTCAGCAGAGGACATTGTGAGTTATACACTATACAGAGACAAAAAATGCGTCTAAACCTCCCCACATTATATACCAGATTCGGCCGAATGGGGGGAATAATGTAGAATGGGGGGGAATAATCTAACTATTATACATTAATACCGTATTAATTTATAAATTATTTCAAATTGTAATAATATAGGCCATTCTGTAATAATCTACTACCTTAATAGTAGTAAATAATCTAATCTTCTCCGTAATAATGTATAAAACCAGCCCTGCGTCGCGGTAGGCGGTGCGCGAATTAATATCTCTCGTCATATAAATGCCAAAGCGTATCGGACATGAGGAACTCCTCGCCAACCTTAAAAAGTCGCAACAGAGGAGGAGCGATTATTATCACCTACACTC